TGTCTAAGCAGCCGACTGGCGCAGCCCTAACACCCCCCTAGACTGGGCGGAACTCTTTAATCATTACTGTACATCCACCACCCTTTTTTAAATCACCACGAGTCACTAATAAAAATTGAACTTGCACATCATCATTAAAAATACCCGCATCTTGACACGCATCGAGTATTGGTTTTAAACAATTATCAACATCCATCAATTTTTTTGAACGTGGATGAAGTATTACCGCAACCGCAAGGGGAATATCACTTAGTTTTGATATATGATGTTCTAGAACATAATCTACAACTGCTTTTTTGAACAATTGCCCTCTTTTACTGATATAACGCCGATGTCCTGACGCTAACCAGTAAGCATTCATGCTAGGCGGATACGGTAATCTTAAAGTAATCATATAAAATTCAATAAAATGAATGACTTATCAAAAAGGTATGTCATCATCATCCATACGGCTAACTTCTTTCGGGTATACTTCTTCTTGCTTTGGTGGCGGGACATAGTTATCTTCACTAAGTGATAGTAAAACACCACTACCAGTCTGTTTAATCCATGCTGCAATCTTAACTTGATCACCCGCCTTCAAATCCCTAGAAACCGTAATCAAACCCGTGTAATCGGGACTACGCTCGTGCTTTTTCTTATTTTGAAATAACACCCCTTTGCCAGGTTGTGCATTGTGCGCATAACTCATTCTGAACCTTTCATTTCTCGATTAATACCAGCTAATAGTTTACTCAAAGTGACACTATCCCATGAATCCATAAAAACCTTATTAGCTTCTTTTAAAGAATCATACTTCTCTGCTTTTTCTTCATCCGTCAACTTTGCATTTTTAATGCGAGAGAACATTTGTAGAAAACCAGCTTGCCAATCATTTACTGTCAAATAATTAGCATAAGGATCAACTGCGCCTGGAATATACAATGGCAACTTTGGTAAATCTTCCACCACTTCAGCGGGCAACTCCACCACCTCATTGCCTTGAATGATGGAAACGGTTTCAACTTTAGACGGAGTAATATCACGTTCTTTACGAGGCTCAAAGTCTAGCACTTCGTCTGAACTGTATTGACCTAAAATACAAGCGGGATAAATCGACCTTACCGCTCTTGAGATAACACGAGCTCTTAACATATCTTCTGGGAACTTTGTCCAAGCTGAACCCACTTTGTAAATGCCCGCTTCCTTCGCCATTTCAATTGTCCACTCGACAGTAATACTGCCACCAGACTCATGCGTAAAAGTACCAATACATCTTTTAGCGCCTATTTCTTGCCATTGCACCTTACCACCCGCCTGTTGAAACCTTGCCAAGATTGCTTGACTCTTGAGAGCTGGTCTGCCTTGAATAATGTCATACTCTTGCATCACTGTTGCTGGGTGCTTGTTTTCTGCTTGAGCCACCAACATGACTGCAATGACTTGATCCTTCGTTTGAAAACCATAAAACTTACTTCGGACAATGGCATCTGCCATCACCCCCATATCTTGAACCGTGACTAAAGCGTTCATATAAATTTCTCCCAAAGTGTTAGTAGAGTATCAATGACAGAACTGGCTGCCATCACATAAATTGCAATATCAATGTTATTCATCATAGTTATCCCAAACAATAATAAAAATCAACGCAAGGGCAAAACCAATGAGCAAACCTAAGTAAAATTCAATCATTTGATTAAAAACCTCCGTGAACCAATTTGTTCAACTACAAACTTTGAGTAAATGTCGGGCATGGCAGTCTTAAACAAATCAGCGGAAAACTTCATAGAGGCTTTTGAGGACTTCCAGGTCACTAAGGTATTACCATCAAACGTGCGAAGCTCTGAACGGTCACCTAATGCGTTTCTAATCTCGGTTTCCCACTCATCACCAATCGTTTCGAGCTCTTTGATTTTTGCTTTCAACTGCTTAAGGTCACTTACACGGGTTTCTAACGATTGATTAGCGATAACAATGCCATCGACTGACTGAGGATAAGCTAACTTCGCATCATCAACTGATTGCGCCTTTGGAACAGTTCCAGATACAACATGCGCCCAAAATACGGACATTTGTTTAATAAAGTCTAACTTTTGGTCTTGTGTGAAAGTAAAGTCAAACGTCACAAACTCTTGTCCACCAAAAAGGACTGCCAATATTACTCGATCAACATTATGAACTGTTGCTTCATGTAAACATTGAATGTAATCAGCTTGTGGGACTCGATTTGTTTCTGCATCGAACTTATTACGCACCATCGCATTATAGTTTTTACCTTCTACGAGAGTTGTGCCGTCCGCACTAATAAAATCAAAATGAGATCTAAGCCAAGATTCAGTAGGGTGGCTAAGAGCATAATCCGCATCTTTTAATTCCATCTGTAATCTATCTTGTGCTAGTTTACCAAGAACAGGCTGCATTACATGACCCATCTGTACGGCTTCAACACCGCTCAAGTCTGGGGGTGCCAACTTACCTTGTTTAATGAGAACAGTTTCCACTGCATTGCCATTTATGACTTGACGGCTATCACCCGACCACCATGCACCGTTTCTTACTGCTGGTTCAAAATCGTTTCTATCGTTCATAATAACTCCGCCATAGTTTTAACTAGTTCTTTAAGGATTTCAATCTTATCTTCGAGCTCACCAATCTCTGATTCCAACACGTCAACCTTGTTTTTCAATTCATCAATCTGAATTTGATGACCAGGTGACAATTTGGAATATTCGTCAGTCACAAAATCGACTATTTTTTCATAATTATCAGTAATCTCCATCATGCACCTCCACGACAGAAAACAGAGGCGATGTGCTCATCATCATCCATCTCAAACTTCGGTTCAAACCACTTACCATCTTTACCGCAACCAATGGTTTCTAAGTTATAACGATTTAGCCTGGCATCTCTGGTTTGAAGATTACCACTTACTAAATCAACCCCATTGTTAGGACTCACACAAGTATCGAGACCATACTTTCCAACGTTTAAATGCTTACAATCTTTACAAATTTTCATAATATTTTCCTTTTGTTAGGTTATAAAAACATATCAATCTACTACAGTTCACATCTTACTACATAAAAAATAATTATTGCAACATATATTTTATATTTATATCTATACATACACAATTATACATACACAGTTATCCAATATCACACACAAAAATATATACATACACAGTCAGTCAGCAAGAGTGTGCGGGTTGAATGACCACATGTGTGTTATATATAGTATAGGTAAAATATCTATAAACAACTATAATATTTACCAATATGATATACGTATATTATATATATATAGACTATAGTACGTTGGGGTCTTTGGGGTAAACCATTGGGGTCATCGAGGGAAACTCCTTGACCACCAGCCCACCCCTTGACCCCCTATGATTAAAGGTTAGCAAAACTGAAGATCAAATCTTGAGCCACACGCACACACATGCGCGCGTAGGGAATTTTTTTGGTGCTTACAACCCTTTTATGTTTCCAGAGATCAAAACTGTTTTCTCTGCAGCCCAACTCTCATTAACGTCATTCGTCATTAAAAACGTCAAACCCGTTTAAAATCTCGTTTAACCCGTTATTTTTTATTTTTAGATCGAGATATTAAAAGATAAAAAAATACCCGCCTAAGCGGGTTTAAAATGTTTTAAGTGATTGTTTTAAACTTTACCGTACTTATTGGGGTAATTTTTGCAATAAAATTCATTTTCAAATTGATCACGATAATAAGTATTTTCTGATCCATATTCTACAATTCTGATCGTACCTAAAATTAACCAGGTATCTACTGTTTTTTGATCAAGTTCTTTAGAATAGTATTTTTCGTTCTGTTTACAAATCGCTAACCCGAATTTTTCCATTTCTTGAAGTAAACTCATGTTAAAACCCTCCCGTACGATATAAATAGATAACGGCTAATAGAGCGCCAGCTGCCGCCATGAATAAGCCGCCTAAAATGTAATCTTTAATTGAAGTTTTCATTGTGATCACCTTAATGGTATAAATTCATTAGAAATAATTGTTCAGCGCCAAAAACTCTAGGTTTTTCACAACAATCGCAAGTATATTTTCTAGCGTCAGGTTCGATCCCCTCGTTTTCAGCTCCACATGCCAAACAAAAACCATTTTCGAGCTCGATAGCTTCAACCAATTCATTTTCACTAGGTACAAATACCGTTTTAGCGTTCATTAATTTCAATTGTTTCATTTTTTTAATTCCTTATGTTAGTTAGAAAATGATTACTTTAATAGTAATCGCTTAGATACCTATTACTAAGTATCTAAACGTTTACGGTATTAAGTTAATAAACTGTTATAAAAGTCTAATACTTGTTTTTCTATGAATGATTTACAAATAATTTCTAACGTGCGCCAGTCATACACGTAAAAATATTGTTGATCATTTTCATCATAATCACTACTGATTAGATAATTTTGTTGTTTCATATTTTGCATGATTTAACCCCTTAAAATTAAGCAGCTGCCTGGTTATCTAACATATCAAACGCCTTGATATAATCCGCCGCCTTTTGTGCCATGGCTGCAGCTTTAAAAATCGCATTCGGGTTATCTTTTAAACATCTTAACCAGCTCTCGATATAGCCGCCATGCCTTAGCTCACCTTGAATTTTAAAATCCTGGCATAGAAAAGCCGCTCCGAGCTCCGCTACTAATTCTTCAAAGGCATATTTAGGTGATCCAAATTTATTCCCTAGCTCTCTGTTTAATCTTTTCTCCGCTCCGCTCCAATGAGTGAGCTCATGTAATAAAGTAGCGTAGTAATTCGCTTCACTATCAAAGCTGGTTTTATTAGGCATAGCGATAAAATCTCCCTGACTAGTGAAATAGGCACTATTCCCGCCATGTTTTACCGTTGCACCAGTCTTTATAACGTGATCCTCCAATGCTGGTATAGGATTAAAAACCTTATCAGTAATAGCTGGTTTTTTATAATGAAAGTTTTCAACCTGGTCAGCGTTAAAAACGTAATAAGTTTTAATACAAGGATATGCGCTCTTTTCTACGTCTCCGCTAGCGTTAATTGATTCTTTAACTACGGGAGTATAAAAACAAATCTTTGTTCCCTTTTCTCCCTTTTTTACTGGTGAGCCAATCTCGTTCCATTGTTTAAAGCTGGCCCAATATGGCGTAACGTATCCGCTTAGGTGACCAGAGAACGATAAGATAAAACGATTGATCCCGTTGTATTCGTTCTTAGTTACTAGGTTTATATCGGCGCTTGAATCACTATGCCAGGGTTTAACCCAAGGAATAGCCCCGCTCTCTAGCTCTTTCACGATCTTGTCTGTAACCTCTTGATAGATTGAATTCATGTTAAATTTTCCTATTGTTAGTTAGTGATATGACATATAAACATATAAGTATATATTTATATAAGTATTGTAACGTATGAACATGAGAAAAGTAAACATATAAGTATATATATCTGTATATATATTTTTTTTATATAGGTAAGTTATATCTATAGTTATTCTATATATAGGGGTTTACTATAGCTTACCTATATATATATGTAGGCCTGGTAAATTTTGGGTAAGTTTGACCAGGTCGTCTACTTTCCACGCTATGACTATATAAGTATATGGGCACACTATGGGGATATAAACATATCATATAGGTACATATGAGATATGGTATAGGTTAACCTTATGGGTTAACTATAGATATAGATCATATCTATATAAATATAACTATATTCATATGGGATAACGGGTTTATATAGATATAGATGATTGATGTAGCGTAGCTGGTTAGTTGAGTTGGGTTTGACTTTGGTTAGGAAGGTGCCCCATACCAAGTTCCCCCCAAAAAAAATATGGGTTTTTCGATATAGTAGAAATAAACTATAAAATATAGTGTATATTAATAACTGGTTATATTTATTAAGGAGTTTATATGTCAGATATTGTGATAGAGAAGAATGTAGAGATACCAGTAGCTAGGGTTAGAAGTAATCATCCATATAAAGAAATGGAGGTTGGTGACTCTTTCTTTGTAGAGAATGGTGAGTTGATACGGATTTGCAATAACAACTATCGGATGCAGAAGATTTTAGGTCGTAGGTTTATTGCCAGGACAGAACACAATGATGATGTGAAGGGAGTGCGAGTATGGA